GTTTAGCCTAGAAGAATCACTAATGGCAGATTTGGGTCGTCAAATACAAGATTCCATTGACGACAAAATGAGTTACGCCTTTCTGATGATGTATTGGAAAGAGCAAGGTTGGACTACTGTCAAGTTAAGTAGATTTCAAGATAACAAACACGCTGTGGATATTACTGATTGGTTGTTTGACAATGATCTCAGAGATACTGTAGACTACTATCGTGAGGGCGCAGAGTTTGTGTTTGCCAGTGAGAAAATTGCTACAATGTTTGCTCTAAGGTGGGTAGGATGAGATCTTATGTACGAACAGATCATATACCGGTTAAATTATTTCGCGGAGAACTCAACGGCGGATGGGCTGATTGGTGTGAAGAACGTGCAGTATGGGCACGTAAACATATAGGTAGTGGTAGTAAAGTAGACAACGAAAGTTGGCATAGAGAATATTATCGTTGGTACTACCAACGTTGGTATGGTTATGCGATATTTTATTTTAAACATGATGCAGATGCTACAGCATTTGCTTTGAGGTGGGCATGACTCCTTACGAATACTTACAAGATCTAACACGTACCGATCGCGGCCCTGAGCACGACGAACAGTGGATGACTGAACGTTTACAACGTCGTTGGCCAGGTGCTTACCGTGTAGAAAAGATCATAGATTATGAATGGCAATACATAGACTATAAGATAGTATTTGACAATGCAGCTGATGAAACTTGGTTTAGGTTAAAGTATCTATGAGTATATTAGATGGTGCCAACGGGCGCAGATTTATCTTATCAGGACCTTTTGATGAGGAAATGCCTTATCATTACGTTGTGATTGCTGATATAGCCTTTTGGAATAAGAACGAGCCGGTAATATATGCCTGGATGGACGAAAACTTACCTCGCGGGCGATTACATCAAACTGGTATGGTAATTGAACTAGATGATGAGCGTGATGCTCTAGCGTTTATTATGAGATGGGCTTGATTTACGTTTTCTTACTAACACACGTCGAATCGACAAATTATCCAAATTTTTAATTATTTTTTTATGTAGTCTTTTGATTACATAATGATCGCGGTCAAACGCTCGATAATAAACAGCAATATCCCTACTGGGTTCTAATCCTAGTTTTTGTTTAACTGCTATATTGTAAGCATACGCATCAATTTCATCTGTGTTGCCTAGATATTCTTGTTCTGCTCGTAGATCAGGATCAGCTACAGAACTTTTGTATGCGCGAGGCAATATAAATTTTCTTGAGCGGTATTGATACTGATGTCTATATTCGTGGCTGATAGTTTCTATTAGATCTGCAGCTATTTCTTGAGCTAGTTTTTCTGTAATGGTCCACGGATGTTCTTTACTGTGATTTACAATAAAATCAAACTCAAAGGGTTTTTTGCGCTGTTCGTCGTTGGTTGACTCGTACATACCACCTATGGTAAAATCATCAGGATCCAACAAGGTATTACTATGTTGAAGTCTAACCGTTACTTCGTGTCTACGATTTAAAAATATGCTGAGTCTTTGAACAAAACTCTTAGGAGTGATACGTTTACCAACCAGTTTACCCAACCACTGAACTAATAAATTATATTCAACGATCGGATCAAACATACTTTATGTTCCGTATCCAGGTATTGCACCAGTGCCAGTTACTGTGTTGTCACTGGCAGCAGATGGTAAACCTTTAAATGGTGACTCACCAAAGTTTGGTGGTTTAATTCCTGCGCTCATCATCAGTGCTTTATTTTTGCCTTCTGCTAAACTAGCTTTGATACTGTCACCAAACTGATTACCTGACCTGGCCATAGTTTTAAGTACATCAGCTACACCAGTGTCACTATTGGCACCAATTTTATGTAATCCTGTAGCAAAACTCATGCTAGTGGCCAGATTAGTTCCAGGCATTTCAGACAAATTCAGTCCAGCATTACCTATCAAGTTTCTAGATTTTGTAATACTATCTTCTAATGCTGATATGTCACTAGTAGTCATGCTTGTGCCTAAACTAGCTAGTCTTTCGATTTCAGGACCGCCACTCACGGCGTGAGTAAAATCACTTATGTTAGGTAGATCGTCTGCACCGTTTAGAGGGCTGGCTCCGAATTCTTTGCCGGTTAGATTTTTTATTGTTGATGATAGGCCTGACATATGACTAGGTAGATTAGATGCCGCACTGTTTAGTGTAGGAATACTAGGTATTTCTATGTTACGCAACATTCCTGCTGCACCTGCAGGGCTAGGAAAGCTGGCGCCAAGATCTTTGAACTTATCTGCTATACCACTCAGACCGCCTGTAAGTCCTGCGGTAGCACTTGGAGGTGCTAGTTTACTTAGGTCAGTAAAATCATTTAGGCTTGTTAGACTACTTGAAGGACTGACTCCTAGTTGTGCAGATACTGTACTAATAGTGTCTGGATCTTTAATATTGCTTAAAGTTTTACTAATAGTTTCACTGTAAACAGGATCAGTTAGGTTATCAAGATCAACTCCGTTAGCGGCTAACTGTTGATTAACGCTAGTAAAGTTACCTAGTTTACTACTGCGCAATTTATCTACAAAGCCTGCACCTGTACCTAGTAATCCCGGGTTGGCCATGTTGAAACAAGGTCCTGCAGCTTCAAGAGCATTAGCCGCACTGGGCAAACTACCCATTACACTGTCAAGTCCTCGTGTTGCCATGGAACTCATATTAGTAATACCAGAACCGTAATCACTGAAGTTTGTGTTAGCTACAAATTTTTGTACGTTTTTAATTTCAATGCTGTCTTGAATATGACTCTGAGCTTGACTTATGACCTGGCCAAAGTTACCTAAGTTACTAGACCCTGCGGTTCCTGTGACTCCTAGATCACTCTGCAGACTTGTTAAGTTTGCCAGAGCATTAGCAGCTTGTACGTTTGCTGGGAAATCTAAACTAGCGGCTTTGGCACTCAATGCCGACATAGCAGATTTTACTTTTGGTGCGAGATCCAATGCTTGCCCGTTGGCAATACCAGCCATAGCTGTTATTGTACTAGGAGTGAGACTGCCTGCAGGTGTGGCTAGACTTACTCGTAGGTTTTCTGCTATGACCGAACCAGCTTTGGTCGTAACTAAACTGACGTCTTTTTCGTTAGCCATACTGCCTGTTTTCCTAGGTTATAATACCACCACTACTAGCAGTTTCAATGCCTGTTGTAGTTGAAATATAATGATTCTTTACCGCTTCTGCTGTAATACTGTGTATCATAATATGACCGCGATCGATAGTAATATTTTTGTTTAGATCGCTAGTGAATAAACTCTGTATTAATCCTAGTCCTTGTGCGCTAGGCATTACCGTACAAGGTTTATTCACTATAAAATTACCATTGTCTTCTTCCACTATTTTAGCAATAATTTCATCGCCGTTGACTAGTTTAAAACTAACTATGTCATCTTTTTTGTAATTAGGGGTTTGCAGCATTGATTTCCTCTACTCGTTGATTGATTTCTTGTACTGTTAAATTTACTATATCTTTAAAACCATTGTCCCACGCTAAGGTATTACCTACATAGAACTGTGGTAAGGGATAATGTTGAATATCACGTCCTTGACTTTCTAAAAATGCAACTGCTTCTGGGCTTGTTTCTACATCTACAACATCGTGATCAATTTGATAGCTCGATAACATTTGTTTTGCGGCACTGCAACGCACTGCACGATTTACGTATATAGTTAATTTTGCCATGTTAGGCTCCTAGTCTTTCCTGTAACTGCTCTTCTGACAACTTAGCTAACCCTTGATAGCCACCCTCTACAAATAATGATTCACCTAAATATAATTGAGGAGCAGTGCGGTGTCCTTGAGCGATTAACCACTCTCTAGCGTCAGGGTCTTCATCTATATTTACTACTTCAAAAGGTATGTTTTTTGTTGTCAGTAAATGTTTTGCTTTATCACAAAACGGGCAATTATTTTTAGAGTACACAGTTAGCATAGTAAATTATCCTTATTATAGAGCAGGTAGTTCATCGTAATTGATAGCGTCACTCATAACGCCAATTACATAGTTAGTTGATTCGTTTTCTTGTAATGCTGTTTGTTTTTTGCTAGTGTCGCTGTGCTTGTTAAACCATGGGATAGGAGTAGTCTTAGGTGCTGGGTTCCAGTACTTAATACCCACTTCTTTCAGTGCGCCTACTGCTGTATAGTCAACAAAGTCTTTTAAGATGTTAGCGTTAAGGCCGATAACTGGACCTAGTTTGAATAGGTAATCAGCCCAGGCTTTTTCTTCACGGATAACATCTTCATACATCTTAATGACTTCAGCTTCACACTCAGCTTTTGCTTCAGCAAAGCGTGGATCTTCTTTAACAACCTGATTGATCATCCAAGCAGTCCACTCTTTGTGTAGTACTTCATCTTGTAAAATCAATGATATAATATTCCCGTTTCCGATGAAGATTTTGTTTTCTACCATTGCTAAACTTGTAGCAAATGATACCATGAAACGGAATGCTTCGAGTCCGTAGCTCGCATGTAATGCCAACCATATGGCTTTAATATGTTGTTTTTCATCTACTTTGTTTCCTAGCTCTACCTTACAGTTAATTCGGTGAAGAGCATCATAGTAGTTGCCAATGGTTGATGCCATACTAACAATCTCTTCAGTGTCATGGATAGTGTTAAACACTTCTTTAGGCACATTATAGATGTTGCGGATAATATGGCTATAACTGCGACTGTGTATATTAGTTTCAAAGAATGTCCAGTTATACACTAGTGCTTCTAGCTCAGGTAAGCTCACAACGGGTGTAAACACTTGGCTAGGTCCTCTGCCCTGTAAACTATCTAAGGCAGTTTGACGCAATAAGTTACTGGTAAAAATATGTTTTACAGTATCACTTGCATCTTTAAAATCTTGACTGTCTTTAGTTAAACTAATTTCTTCTGGTACCCAAAAGAAGCCGCGAGCTGTTTGTTCAAATTTTACCAACTTGTTATACTTAACTTCCTCAAAGCGTTGAATGGTTACAGGACCTGCTGGGTCCAAAAACATCTTGCGGTTGAGATAGTCTGTGGCGTGTGTTAAATCGTATTGTTGTTTACTCATAGTTTACAGCTTTCGCAATCCTCTTCTGAATTTACTTCTTCTACTATTACTTCGCTTACTTTTGTTTCTTCTACTTGTTTACTACCTGCTTTGTTAATTAAGCTGTAGTAAAATGTTTTAATGCCCCAACGATGTGCTTGCATTAAGTTCTTAGCAATCAACGTTGTTGGCACTTTGCGATCTGGGAAGTGTGCCGGATTGTAGAATGTATTAGTACTAATACTTTGATCTACATAAGCTGCCAACACTGCGGCTGTTTTTAAGTAGCCATCGCAGTCTGTTTGCTCCCACATGAGTTGATATTTATTTTTTAATTTATTGTATTCTGGAACCACTTGAATAAAACTGCCAGCTTTTGATTCTTTGACAGTAATCAAACTCATCGGCATTTCAATACCATTTGTTGAATTAATAACCACACTAGAACTTTCAACTGGTGCTACTGCCATTAAGGTAGCATTACGCACACCATATTGACGCATTTCACTACGCAGTTGCTCCCAGTCTAGTTCACGTGTTGGTGTAAAGTCAGCTAGTTCATTAACTGCTTTAGCACGGAACTCCCATGGGAAGTGTCCTTGACCGTAGCGTGTGCGATCACTGTGCAGACACGCACCACGTTCTTTAGCTAGTTCGACTGTGGCTTCTGTTAAGTAGAATGCTTGATGTTCCATCCAAGTTTTAACTTCTTGTAGGGCATCTGCTTCGCCGTACTGTAGATTCTTTTTGGCGTGCCAATAAGCCAAGTTAGTAACACCAATGCCCAAAGGTTGGATTTCATCATTGCTTAGTTTACTTTGAATACTTAAGAAATCTTGGTAGTCTAAGATGTTGCACAATGATCTTTGTAATATACGGCAAGCACGGCGCATGTCTTCTGGGTTACGGAACGCACCCCAATTGATACTGCCTAAGGTACATAGAGCGATACGACCTTGATCGTCATCTAAA